TTTGAAAACAGTATTCCTTGAACAACCTACTTTATCTGGTATCTCGTCCCATGATAAGTCATCCACATATCTAGCTTTGATAACAGCAATCTGTCTCTCATCTTGCAATGTGGCGATCATGGCTAGTCTTTTATCACGTTCCTTAGCTAAATATAAGAGTTGTTTAGCTGTACCTTTTTCAATGCCATTTAGTAACTCAGGATTACGAAAAGCATTCATCAGCTTGATGTCCTTGTCTCGTTGTTCCTCAAATAAGGTTATTAAAGCGAAAAGTGGTTTCAATTCTTTAAGTTGTTCTTTAGCGCTCATGGTCTTTTCTCCTGGTTATGGTATAATTTAGTTAAGCTTAAATTTAACCAAGGAGACGTTCTGTGTGAGCGTCTTTTTGTGTTTCTCGTTTTGTAAACTAGATATTTTTTGTAGTACTTCGCTTTTGGCTTCTAAAATCGTTTCTAAGCACTTTTTAAAGTTGGTAATATAAAATATCAACTTGTCAGATAGAAGATCTAAAACCATGCTTTATTTTAGTCTGATAAAGTCATTCTTTGTGGTAGGGTACTTAGCTTAAATTAGATATAAAATCCTTTAGAATCAAGCTTTTAATTTTTATCAAAAATTTCAAAAAGGGAATTTTTTGCACGGAAAAGGGCGCGTTCTCAAAAACATGAACGACATAGCTCCGTTAAAAAAAGAGTGGGTGTGTTTCCGTATTATAACCAGTGACTGTCTCCCTTATCCATATAATAATGAAATCTTCTCCAGTGATAAAGGTATTTGGTTAATCTCATGTACTTTGGACGTTTAGGAAAGTCATCACGACTATAATATCCATGAATGTGTCTTGCTTCTGGATTTACTTTCAAACACTCTTTAAAGGCTAATCGCCAGTAGTAGCAACAGTCTGTCTTGCTTCGATTGAGTGTGGCTTGATGAACTTTCTGACAAGAACCACAGGCAAAGATATTGTAAATTTTAAACAGTTTCCGACAACGTCTCTCACATTTAGGACACAAGAAGAAGTAGCGTTTACCACCATAAGTTCCTGGTATCGTTTCAAGTAATAAGTTTTGATGGTTATAATGAATAACCAAATTATCTAGGTCTATGCGGATAGGTTGGTTATCCATTGTTCCTGTAATCTTTGTCTTGTCATATTTCTTCATCGGTTTAATAATACTCTCAATAGATAGTTCTAACATTCTTTCTCCTTAAAACTCAAACAACCCAAAACTATTGATAAAACGACAAAAAGAGGGAAATCCCTCTGATTGTTTATTTAACGAGTAACTGACCTTCAACAACCATATCATACAAATGGTTAAAGGCTTGACTGATAGTTTCAAGGATAGCTCCTAAATCGTCTTGGCTCATCTCCTGATAATTCATAGAGAGATGTTCAGCTAGTTGGTCATGGTCTGAGATGAAAGCCATGAGTGTGTCTTGTTCATTAGCTTCCTCTTGAGTAATCTCAAATAAAGGAACCACGCGCTGATCATCAAGTTCTTCAACTTCCTTAATTAATTCATTTTCTTGAGCCATGTCATCAAGTTCTTCATCCGTCATATCCTCAGGTTGATTGTAATAGTCCTTGAAGCTGTCACAGATACGCTTGAAGACCTTGCTTAACTTTCTGTCTTCAGCATATTTTAAGACTAACTGATTAGCATGACCACCTTGGTCATCATTGTGATAAGTCGCGTCAATCACTGGTTGCTCATAAGTACCAGTCATGTAACCTAAGATAGCATGACAAGCTACTTGTGCAGTGTCAAAGTCTCTAAAAGTATAGTGAAATGTAAATGTTTTAGGTGTATCTGAAAATGTTCTCATGTTATTTCTCCTTTGTGATTGCTATAATTTCTGATAAATTGATGGTGCCAGAAGGAGTCTTTACCCAGTTAGGTTGTCGGCCAGATAGGAGAATCTCAACCAATTCATCATAAAGGGTGCGGTCTCCTTGTACGGTGATGGTGTTACCACCTCGTGTGTGTAGTTTTAGTTTCATACTAGTTACCTGTACGAGACCAATAAAGAAGTTGTAGTACTCATATCCTCATAATTGCCATAAGTTGCTTCTGAAAATTTGATATCTATTACAGATACTGATAGAGTAAAGAGATTGACCCGATATTCAAAATCATCTAGTGATTCATTGTGTTTTTGATAAAATAGTTTGATTTTCATTTTTTAGCTCCTTTTTTTCAATTTGTTACCTTCTTTAGTGATTTTGTTACCTTCTAGGTAACATAGCCCCGCCTTACTGCCACAAGGGTTTAGCCTCTTTGTTACCATGTTGACCTTCTTTCTAACTCCTTACCCTTATATATATAAATACTGCTTTTTTCCTATATAGAGAGTTAGAAAGAAGGTAACAAGGTCAACATAACAGCTATAAAGCTATGTATATCAAGGGTCTAGATGCGTTACCTTCTTTCTAAACAAGGTAACAAGAAGGTCAACAAATTTTGTAAAATCCTAGTAACTGCAAGGGTTTAGATCATCAAAAGAAGGTCAACATTATTCTTTTTTTGTTATAGCGTGATTTACTCTCCCCAGTTTCGGTCTCTCAAACTCCAAAGGGTCTAACTTGTCAAGATCTTCAACCTTTACACGCGCTTTTTTGAGTTGGTACTTATTTTGTGTTAGCTGTTGTAAGTGCCTGATTGTCTCCTTACCAGCACCGTAAACATTTGGCTTAGGTATTCCCATATCTTCAGCATAATGCTTCAAGGATCTTGTAGCGATAAAAACGGGGACTACGTCCAGCTCGTGCCAACCTCTTTCCATGTACTCATGTTTTACCCAAGATAACAAGTAATCATTATCTTCCTGGTATTCCTCTAACAGGCCTTTGACTGCCTGCGGTTCGATAAAATGAGTAAACGACTCCTGGTTGATAGCTTTATAAAGGGCATACTCTAGCACCTCTTTTTCGCCTAAAAAATCATTTTTAATCCAGGGCTTTTCTTTCTCACCGTTAAAGTCAGCATTAAATGGGACAATCATAATACGCCTATACCAGCCCTTTGTCTTATTTCCACCGTTGGGAATATAGTTTCCTGAAAAGACATTAAAGAGTTTGAAGGTCGCTTCAAAAGCTGGGCGCCCCTTTGGATTGACTAGCACGGTGTCCCCGCTGGTAATACTCATTAGGTCAGACGGATTTTTTAAGTATTCATTAGGTGCCTCGTCTCCAATATTGCAAACTTTACCTACTAGCGTTTCCAGGTTATGCTTTTCAGCAAACTGGACGGGCTTCAATGCTGATACGTTACTTTCTCCTATCAGATTGATAAGGAACCGCTGAAACGTCCCTTTTCCGTTGTTACCGTCCCCGTAAAAGATAGCAAACTTATTCCGTGTATGGTTTGGATTGATAGCCTCCAGGATAATCTGCCAAAATAAGGTTACTAGTTCACTATCATTGCAAGCGATTGAGTTTAACCAATCGTCAAATGTCTTCCCTTCCCTATCGGTTGGGACCCGCTTAGGCGCGTGGTAAGCTGTACTGATTTTACTTGTAATCACATATTTAGGACTGAAAGGAAGTAGCTCCTTAGTCCTTAAGTCAATAATGCCATTCTGTACAGGGATAAAGTAGGCGCTCTCCAGCGGTTTCTTTATCCTTGTCAATGTCCTAACCATTAGCTTAATCTGGGGCCATTCCCTAGGCTTAATCCTCACGTCAAAAGTCTTACAAAATCGGTTAAATAGGTCATTACTAGCCGTATATATGCCCTCATCTAAATCATAGATATAGAGTAGGCTATAATCAGGTACGTTGCTTTTACTGATAAAAGTAAAGGTGATAATTTCGCTTAGCATTTTGGCAACTGTGAAAACCTGGGGCATGGCCACCTTTTCGGTAACGTCCCCTGTACTTTCATTTATTTTGGTTTCCGTGTGTTCTTCCCGCCATTGTTCACCAGCTTGAAAGATACGGTTTTCTAGCTCTCTCATGGTCTTGGGCGGTTGCTCATTCTCACGCGCCTCTAAGATTTTACTTTCCAGGCTTTTCAATTCTTCCTTTTCTATGATTCTATCCTCTCTTTCTAAATTCTGCTCTTGCTATACTTTCAAAAGTCCTATCTAGCTCCCTCTCTGGTAGGGGGTTAGTTGTCACGCTGTTAGCTATTTGTACCAACTCATAAGCTGTTTCTATATCACAATCAACCCACTTATTAAATAGCAAGCCAACAAACTTAGTTAAGGCCACGTTGCGCCCGCCTTCGTCTCCAAAACCATTAAACAAGGTATCTATGACCCTCATGGTAATAGAACGCTGACTTCTAGGGCGTGGCGTGTAAGTAGTAACAACCTGTCTGTTTGGTGTGCTACCGTTTTTAGGAACAGGATAATCAAGACCACGGTTCACATAGCGCTGATAGTCCTCTGGGTCGCCTGTTGTAACGGGTAAGCCTTGTAACTGAGACCAAGTAAGGCTAGCTAAATCAAAAGGCAGTCCAATCTTATCGGCTATCTCCTTGACCACTTGTTGATAAGTCGCTTCAGTCATTACGTCACTAGGCTTCACAACAAGACGATAACGGGGCTTCTTGGGTGTGTGTTTAATCGTTGGATAAATAATATAACTGTACTCCCAAAGTGTCTCAGAAACGATTTTAGGTAGGTTTACGCCTGTTTCTATTTCATCATAGTCAAGAAAAATCAAATCACGGTAAACCAAACTAGCATTATTACGCTTATAGCTACCGTTTTTCTCTGCTGTGACTTTGCCACTCAGGCAGTAGGGAGCTTGTGTTCGCTTGTATTCTTCAATATCGATGCCTTCAGGAGGTTTCAAAGGTTTAAAATGAGCAATATAGTTAAATGGTTCTAAAGGTCCTTTGTAGGGGTACAAATAAGAGCTAAAGCCTCTTGCTTCATAAATAGCCATCTACACATTTACCCCCAAAAAGATAAGAATATCACTGACCTTGTAATAATGTTTCCTGGTGTCTTCTAGTGGTGGTTGGTATCGTCTTAACCCAGCATTTTCCCACCGTTTTAGGGTTTTACCTTTGATATTTAATTCCTCTTTGACTTGTTCGGCCGTGATCAACCCTAAAACTCTTGGTTTAGGTTTCTGGTAGGCTTCCAAAAAGCGATTAAAAGCGGTCAGGTTTTGTTCTAAGAGTTTGGCTTCATAATCTTGACTAAATACGTTCATGCCTAACCTCCTTTGAGTAATTCCTTATAACTGGTTAAATCGGCATTCAATAACACACTTAGGCGTTCTTGTTCCTTTTGTACTTGGTTGTAAAAGGCTTTAGCACCATCTAGTAATTCTTCTTTGTTAGCTGGAATAAAGTAACCACGATTGAATCCGTGCCTAATGCCGATAATAGGGACGTTATAGCGCGTGATTAAGCTACTGATGATACTTTGGACGGAGCGTTCTTCAAGTTTCAGTATTAAACTAATCTCTGCCCCTGTAATGGGGTTGTCTGCTCCAACCTTAATCAGTTTAAGGACACGTCTATAATTCTCTGGTAGTGTCATTTCGTATCCTCCTTATCATTTGGAAACAGGATTTGGTTATCAATAACACCAAGCACTTGATTTTTAAGACTATCTTTTAACTCGTTTAATGCTTGTATAACTATATTTAGCCCTTTTTTATATTCCATCTCTATTGGTATTGATTCCAAAAATTTAACAACGGCATCAGCTTTGTTATAGTCACGTTGCGTAGTATTGATAAATATTTTTTTCGTGAATAACGGAAAATCGTCCCACTCTGCTTCAATATCTTCATCTAGCATTTTGATATTTTTGTCTAAAACCCTATCACTCAACCAGTTTGTAGGATGTTTTTCGCTATCTTCTAGCAATTTTTTAAAATATTCTTCCGTTGTCATGCAGTTCCTCTCTAATTGTAATAATGGTTCTGTGATTGAATATAAGCCCCATAGTTTGCGTTCTGAGGTGGTTTAGGTGCTTGGGTATCTTCTGGTAAATTAATGTCTATTAAAGACTTAGAACGGCTAAGGAGAAGCCCTAAGAGACCTAAAACAATGAATAAAATAAGTGTCTGTGTTGGTGTAAAGTTAAGTTCTTGAATTGCCATATTTAATTATCAATCCTTTTTTTTCTTCTCTTGTCATGTTAGGAAAATGGGCTTTTTCACTATCCGTCATGTGTTCCAAAATATATTCAGCAATCGCTTTTAATTCTTCAATACTCCTCATGCGGATACCTCACTTAAATAAGTTTCTAATTCCCCTGTGTCTTTCTTTGAACATGGTAAACCGTTAACGGCTCTAAAGACAATCTCTGTGGTTCGTTGATAGTCTAAAGCGTCCCATGCTTCTTCAAAGCTGGTGGCACTTTTTCTGAATGTAGTCGTATACTCTGCCATTACATTAGCAATAATCACCCGAGCAATATGTTGGTTATATAGTCGAGTGAAATATGCTTCAGCTTTATCTTTGCTGAGTTGGCGATTTTTGAACATTTCTAGCTGTTCAGGAGTGTATCTATCTTTTGAAAAAGGATTTGTTTCTACTCTATATTTCATTATGTCTTTTCTCGCTTAATTTTATTTTCTGTGTAATTGCCGGTTTCCTATACTAGATTCATGCTAGGTTTAAGGGGTAGCTCCCTGATTAGTTCATGTTAGTGTATAATTCTGCAAATAACTCGCTAGGGATACGCTCTAGCGCTTTTTGTTGTAAGTGGATGGCTTTAATTCTATCTTGTGTTTTGGTTTTAATGTCTTCTATAATTTCGGATGTCGAGACCACTTGCTCATAGTAAATGTTAGCTTTATAAATGAGTCCTTGCTCTTTTAACTCCTTGTTAGCCATTTTTTCAAGCGTAACTTCATGTAATACTTCAACATTACGATAATGACCGTTTTTGAGGTCGAATTTTAGCCATTTTTTACGCTTCCATTTATATAGAGTGCTTCTGCAAACTTCTGAATTCCCAAAACCAAGAAAAGAAGCGATTTCTGTTAATGTTTTCCCTTCAATTTCAGATAGTTTATAAGCGACGTTTCTAAATAACACTCTCGGATTTCTTTTTTTCTTAATCATATTGTCTTGATTTTTGAGCACACAAAAAGCGCACTCCCTTTCTATGAATTTTAGGTTCACAAAATAGAGTACGCATGATATACTATTTACGTACCTACTTTGTGGGTGCTGGCTCTATCACGTTGACGGTTTGGCGATTGTAAACGTGGTAGAGTACTTTTTTATTTTGTAAGATTTTCAAAGGCTTTTCTCAAAGTCTCGGGTTTAGTCAAGTTATTCTCTTTAGCGTACTTATTTAGTTTGCTATCTAACTCTTCACTAACCCTTACCGTTAATTTAACAGTATTTGAGTTTTCTCCCTTTGGTCGTCCTACTCGTTTTTTGGTGTCGGTCATTGAGTTTATCACTCCTTTCATGTCGACATAAACTATTATAGTTTATGTCGTCAATAATTGTCAACCCCTAAATCAAACTTTTTTGCGTACTCTATTCAGTTGTTAAAGGACTAATTTTTTAATATCGTTATATTCTGCATTGAGCTCCAATAGGACAATTACTTTTTGTTCAAGTTTTCTATATCGCGTCAACTCATCAGCACTTAGGCAATCTAATGCAATTTCATAACCTACCCGTGACTGTTTCAGTTGTTTAGCAGTCTGTCCTGTGACAGATTTTAGCAAAAGGTCGCTAATAGCCTTGTAGCTCCATTGATTAAAGTGTTCCCAATCCTTGATAGCTTGTGTTAATTCTTTATGATTAGACTTTTCAAGCTCTCGTATCAGTTTAAAGTTAGCGTTTACTCTTTCTAGTTCTTCGATATGGTCATAAATCCATTGACGAAAGATTTTACCTTTCTCCGTTTTGGACAGCATACCGATCTCAAAAATTCCTCGCTTATTGAATAGTCGGGTCTCGTATTGTTTGCCATCAGTAGCTGACAATTTGTCAGTAACTGAAAATCGCTTTTCTTTGAGGTAGGGTTGGCGCTCTATCATCTTTTCAATAGCATTTCGGCTCTTATATCCAAATCCCTGCGCTAATTGTTCAATCGTCACAAAAATATTTCTATTCCTGTCCAGATAAAAATCAATTTCAAGTTCTCCAAAAGAACTTTTTACTTGTTTTATGATATTCACTGTTTTACCTCGTTATTTGATTATTGTTGTTTTGTCGGGGAGAACTGCAACTGTTAAGTCGTTGCCTGCTCTGCGGTAGTATGATACAATGGAAGTATCAAATCTTTTACTAAAACCCCTTTAATAATAGCTTGCCTGCTTTATTATTTGAGTTTAGTTATACTAGTTAAAGGCTCTGCTGATTGGTCTCGGTAAGCCTTTTTTTGTTGTTCTGGGTTATTGATTAATAATTGCCTTGTTCAATGTCATTCAAACGCTTTTGCTCTGCTTTGCGATTATAGATTAGCACTTTGTCATCAAGCATGAGCGATACGCCTTCCAATACGTTGAAAATTTCCTGTGTGATTGCTTCAAACTGTTCGCGATCTGCATTTGGTACTTTGTCAGCGTAACCCTGCGCTAGCTCAGCTAAATCAACACCTTCATCAATCCATTTCTTCAACTCTTTGTAAGTTGTTGCTTTCATAATCATTTCTCCTTTATCCACGCGCATCACTGCGCTTTTTTTATTATATTTTGGTTATAGATAGCTTCAGATACGCTAAAATTTAAGCCGTATTTTTCTTTAACCTTGATTAGTTCAACCGTTTCATCAAGGATAGGCTCACGGTCTCGCAACATGTTTTCTGTCATCTCGTTTTTACTAACCATCTTAGGATAACCATATAGGTCAGAAACGGCTTTGTTTGCGATAGTGTTTGCTTTGATAAGGTCTTTCTTAGTTGCATTTTGTAAGCCATCGACAAGCCTATTCATTGCCTGCTTCTGATGTTCTTTATCAAACATTCTAAATACTTGGAAGCCCTCTAGGCCTGTGCTTTGTCTTAACTGTTTAATGGTTTCAAATACCCATAATTTAAAGGTTTTGGCTTCCTTCTTACGGCTTGAGAAGATAGTTTCATAAATGCCAAACTCATTAACGATTAACATTTCTTGTTGACGCCCTAAACTGTCTGCGACGTGGTTGTTTGAAACAACCTCATCTCCCAAACGTTGTTTAATAAATTTTGGATTCAGATCTAGTGCTTTAGCAATATCAGCTAGCACCGCCCACCATTCGCCTCGGTGCTCTACAAATCGGATAGTATACCCGTTCCATGTTTCTGTTTTGTTCATAGATTGCTCCTACAAGCTGATCAGCTTCACTAGTTGCTGAACTCGGTCAATCCCATTTGAAATATCAGCTAGATTATCCATATCAACTAAATCAGCTAGCTTATTTCGTATATAAGTTAGGTCACTTATACCTGGTAGTTTTTGGGTGCTTGGTTGAGCTAGTTCCTGCACCAATTCGCCTTGCATGTAATAGCCATTCAAGCGGATTTCTTTTAGAATGTTTTTGACTGCTTTTCTAAACTCTTTGGCTTTTGGTTTGCGTGATTGGAAAAGCACTTCATATAGACCAAATTCAGTTAACATATTTACTTCACGTTTTTGACCTGCCCTAGATATTACATAGGTCAGCTTTTCATCTTCATCAATCCTTTTTAATAAGTCCGTTGTATTTTGCACTTCAATCATTTCAGCAACTTCAACGGCAATAAAAAGCGGGTTATCTTTATTGCCATAAATTTCAAACGACTTATCCCCAAATTGTCGGCTAGCGATAACGTCAGCGGTTGGTTTCTTGTTCATTTCCTTTGACCAATTGAAAAAATCTTCAAATGGGTTCTTTGTATTTTGTGTTGTCATAGTTTTTTTTACCTCTCTATATAGCTTGTTCAGTTTGCTTCTACTAACTTGGTTAGGTTTATGTTTGCCCTGTGCCCACTTGCCAACTGTTCGGGGGTCTATGCCTATCCGTTGGCCAATAGCTACCAAGTTCAAGTTATAGGAAGTTCTTAGCTCATCTATGACTTTGCTATAATTCCTTTTCATACTTGCCTGCCTTTCTTTGTTCTCAAAACGCGTACTTTATTTTAAAAAAATTTCGCCAATATCTTTATCAAAAAAATTGGCGATTTTAAACATTTCTGAACTTCCAAAATCTGTTAAACCTTTTTCTTTTCGGCGATAGGTTTCTTTGGTTACTCCTAAAAGGTCAGCCATTTTTTGCTGTGTTACCCCTCTTTCTTTTCTTAATATCAATAATTTTCCTTGCATTTAGTACACTCCTTTTTTTATTTCATGAATCCGCACATCGCGTACATCATAAAATGATTATATACGCACATCGCGTACTTGTCAATAGTTTTTACGCAAAAAATAAAAAAAGTTTGCTTTTGGCGTACTTATTAAGTATAATATAGGCGAGGTAAAATACTATGAAAAGCGAACAATTAAGTATATTTGTAGGCGAAAAAATAAAACATTATCGCCAACTAAACAAAATGACTCAAACACAATTAGCTGAAAAAATCGGAGTAGCTAAAACAACTATATCGGGATATGAAAAAGGCTACCGCTCCCCTATGCAATCTACTTTGTTTAAGATAGCGGATGTATTTAATATTTCGATAGATGACCTATTTCCTCCATTCGGCGATAACGTCATGACATTGAATAACACTTCTACTACTATCCAAGAAAGTACCGATACGTCTAACAAAATCCTCAACCTAGGTCGTACACTCAAAGAACCACGTCGTAGCGAATGGATTTCGTACGGTGATAAATTGCTAGACCAACAAAACACACTAGAAAACAGTAAGAATACAGTAGACGAGCCTATTACCTACTATACTTACAACTACTACGACCACGCAGCTTCAGCTGGTACAGGTCAGTATCTGAATGATGTGCAAGTGGAAACGATTGAATTACCTATAGAAGTAGATGCAGACTTCGTTATCCCTGTCTATGGTGATTCTATGGAACCCGAATACCATTCTGGGGACTATGTATTTATCAAACTATCTATTAACCTGTCTGATGGTGATATAGGAGTTTTTGAGTATTACGGTGACGCTTATATTAAACAACTTGTTATAAACGATTCTGGAGCGTTTTTACATAGTCTAAACGATAAATATAGTGATATCCAAATCGATAGAGATAGTGATTTCCGTATTATCGGAGAAGTTGTGGGGAGTTATACACCTAAATCATGACTATCTGATACCCACGCGCCAGTATTTTCAAGGGTTTTATCTATATAAATAAAACCATGGTATCTGTATTTAAACGCTTTATACAAAGGAGAAAAATTTATGCCAAGAAAAGTAAACAAAGTAATTTATGTTCTATTAGCTCTGTTTTTAGGTGAATTTGGCTTACATAAATTTTATGCCGGTAAAACAGGAACAGGAATCCTATACCTTATTTTCTGTTGGACATTTATCCCTGGATTCATTGGAGTTGTTGAAGGAATCTTAGCAATCCTAAAACCAGCCGATCAAGATGGAAATTTCTATATATAAAGAATTATTATCTTCCACAGCTTTTACTGTATTCCGTATCTGAAAAAGATTCACGCTAATTCAGCAATCAAGCTGTTCTTACTTTTGGTTATCTGGTAGGGTGGCAATAAGGTAGAGAGCTTCTGTTCCGATATTTCCCAACGTCGGGAAATTTGGTAATTCATGAGCTATTTTCATCATTCACTTTGCAAAAGTATAATCGATTTCCAACTTATGCAACTACTCCTCCAATAAAAGCAATGGCAGTTAGAAACGTTTGTCTCTTTAATGATGTGATAATTTAGTATTCTTATCTTCGGGGTGGGGGGTCGTGCGATAAAAAAAGCAAATATTTGGACAGTTGACCCTTCCCACCGGTTTCAAAACTTGGATTGAACAACATTTTTTTATGATGGGGTAACCTTAAAGATACTAAATTAGAAAAAATTCTGAAAACTTGTGGTTAAGTATTTTGTTGATGTTAATAAAATTGTACAGATCGATTTCGAAGCGCGTGAAAAAAACTAGAAAGGAAATATATGGAGAATTTAAGTACAAGGTTAGTTGATAAAAGTATTGAAGCTTTTATTATGGGACTTGAAATATACAATAAACCAACGATTAAGTACCGAATTGAGGGCTTTAGTTTCTTTATTTGTAATGCTTGGGAATTGATGCTTAAAGCTGAAATGTTAAATCGTAATCAATCTATCTATTTTAAGGATAATCCTGATAGAACACTAAGCTTAGAAGGTGTTATAAAAAAAATATACTCGGACAACAGCACTAGAATTCGACTTAATCTTGAGCGCATTATTGAACTAAGGAATATTAGTACTCACTACATAACAGAAGATTATGAATTAAAGTATGCTCCACTTTTCCAAGCTTGTGTACTTAACTATGTCAATGAACTTCAACGATTTCATTCAAGAGACGTTACAAAGGCCATTTCCCAAAATTTTTTAACTATCACTGCAACTTACGAACCATTATCTAACGAACAAATTAGATTAAAATATCCTGCGGAAATTGCTGAAAAATTCATCCAACAGGCAAATGCCATAGATGTCTTAGTGACAGAGTATAATTCTGATAAATTCGCTATTGGTGTTAAACAAAATCTTTATATTACTAAGAAAAAATCTGAAGCTGATTTTATAGTATCAATTGCAAATCAATCACCTTCTCAAGTTGCTATTTTAAAAGATTTGAAAGATCCATCAGAAACGCACAAGTATTCATATGCAAATATTATATCTGTTGTAAACGATAGACTAAATAAAAAGAATATTAAACTTAATTATAAATCTGGTTTTAATCAATATGTCCTAACATTAGTGATTGATTTCTATTCAATAAAGTCTGATGAAAAATATTCTTATTGCCATAAAATAGGTAAATCTGAACACTACACTTATTCTCAAAAATTCGTTGATTTTATTATCTCTGAAATAGAAAAAGACCCTCAACATTTTGTTGAAAGTCTGAAAAAATCTAAATAAAAAAGATAACCCCTGGCACATAGGAATGCTCAGCCCGAAGGCTTACCCCATTCTGGGACCCAGCGTTAATCCTTCACAAGTTATCTTTGTTAACTATATTATATCACGCACGTTCTAAATGTAAAGGATTTTGTTAGCTAACCAGTAAGCTAACTTTGTCAAAAACCCCTGAAAAACAGCTTTAAATCATCCATAATCGCATTTTAACCTTTAACCAGGTAATTTTTACCGACTTCTCCAAAACAAACGAAATAAGAGTCTTCTCGTAAGCTCTGGCATGATATAAACCTAAAATCCCTTTAATAATAGCTTGCCTGCTGATGGAAAGGTTTATGATCATGAAAATAACTGAAGTAAAAAAGAAAGATGGTACAGTAATTTATCGTGCCAGTATTTATCTTGGTACTGATAAAGTAACAGGTAAAAAAGTAACTACTAAAATAACAGGACGAACTAAGAAAGAAGTTAGAGAAAAAGCTAAGCAAGAAGCTGTCGAGTTTATAAAAAATGGTTCTACTCGCTTCAAAGCTACTTCCGTAACAAGTTATCAGGAACTTGCAACCTTATGGTGGGATAGTTACAAACATACCGTAAAATACAATACTCAGCTAGCTACTGAAAAGCTGTTAACCGTTCATGTCATACCAATTTTTGGAGCATATAAGCTTGATAAGTTAACGACACCACTTATACAGTCTATCATCAATAAACTAGCTGATAAAACTAATAAAGGAGAAAGAAAAGCTTACCTCCATTATGACAGAATACACGCGCTGAATAAACGTATACTACAGTATGGCGTTATCATGCAAGCTATACCATTCAACCCTGCGCGTGAGGTCATTCTCCCTCGCAACACTAAGAAAGCTAACACTAAAAGAGTAAAGCATTTCGAAAATGATGAACTAAGAACATTTTTCAACTACTTAAACAATCTAGATAAAAGTAAATACAGATACTTCTATGAAGTCACACTTTATAAGTTTTTATTAGCTACAGGTTGTCGCATTAATGAAGCGTTAGCTCTAAACTGGTCAGATATCGACTTGGATAATGCCGTTGTTCATGTCACAAAAACGCTAAATTACAAGCAAGAAATTAATAGTCCAAAGTCAAAGTCAAGCTATCGTGAAATTGACATAGATAATCAAACAGTTACAATGCTTAAGCAGTATAGACGACGACAGATTCAAGAAGCATGGAAGTTAGGGCGTTCAGAAACAGTGGTATTTTCTGATTTTATCCATAAGTACCCAAACAATAGAACCTTACAAACTCGATTAAGAACACATTTTAAAAGAGCAAATGTATCGAATATAGGCTTCCATGGTTTTCGTCACACTCACGCTAGTTTATTGCTGAACACAGGTATCCCCTACAAAGAACTCCAATATAGATTAGGGCACTCTACTCTATCTATGACTATGGATATTTATAGCCATTTATCAAAAGAGAATGCAAAAAAAGCTGTCTCATTCTTTGAAACAGCAATTAACTCAATATAG